CAAGAAAATCATCAGTCATTACGACATCTCTACTGAACATCCTTCTATTTGCCACTTGTTCCTCCTTTTCTTTTGTGTTTTAATCAAGTAAATCGTTTTGATGAACGTTGCACCTTTTGGAGTTTTCCAAAGGTGCTTTTTTTAATGCCTACCCTCCCACCACTTCAATTATTTAATTAATTATTTTTCTCAAAAATGCTTTGATTTCGTCTTTTGTAACTTCGTTACGCTCCGTGCGTTCAAAGTCCGAGCCGTCAAGTTTAGTTACATTGTATTCAACTTCCACATTAAGCACTTCGCAGCCAAACGCTTCAGCAAGCTTGTCGAGCTCATTTTTTTGTTCTTCGTACGGTTCAAGCGGCAAGAATAGCGCTTTCTCCAAGCGATCAGTAAATACTGCTGTAAACACTAGGCTTCCTTTGTCCTTGTAACTTTCAAGGAAGCCATCTTTTTCAGCGTTGTAGAATACGATGTGTTTGTTGTTTTCTTTCATGATTATTCTTCCTCACCTTCGTTGTACTTCTTAAATCCAAGAGTTAAAGCGGTGATGCCTGCTGCGATCACTGCCAATCCTAAAGTGCTAGCAATTCCTTCTTTCTCCCCAGTGTTAGGGAGAACACCACCGTAAACCGTCGTATTTGCCACCTCTTTTGGCTCAGAATCGTTTTTATAAACAACCTCGGTAATTTCTACCTCTTTTGTCTTTGGAGCATCTACGGGCTTGTTAGGCACCTCTTTCGGTGTGCTAGGTTTTTCTGGCTTAGTTGGTTCCTCTGGAATTTCAAGCTCTGGCAAATCGAGGATAGGGGCATCATTCGGAATCACACCGCCTTCAAACGGTGGCAATTCTCGCACCTCTGGGATTCCAGGGATGCCTCCTTGGAACTCAGGTTTGTAATGGATAGGCGCTTCATTTGGCACTGTGCCACCGTTCCATTCTGGCTTGTCGTAAACTGGAGCTTCATTTGGCACTGTTCCGATTGGCTCAGTATATTCTGGTTTTACACGTTCTTCAGGAATACCCGGAATGCCACCCTCAAATTCTGGGATATCCACTTTAGGTGCATCGTGTGGAATTTCAAATGTTGGCTCTGGTTTGTTTTCGCCTGATGCATCGCCACGGCCACCGACGAGTTGAACATAACTGTATGAAACAGCACCATCTGACTCAGCTTTTAACTCAACCTTATTGGTTGGATTAACGCTATCCTTAACTGCATTTGTCAGTTTGGTTTTATAGTTCAAGTAAATCATATGGTCAAGTCGATCCATTTTGATTTCAAAGCCATGCTCAGATTTGCTGATTGACTTAACTAAATCCATTGCTGAACCTTTATCAATCCATGGATTCACGCTCTCAATGTTCTTAACTTCAAAGAAGTTATCCACAAGGGTTTGATTGTCACTCATTGTGTCAATCAATGTCACATAATTCAACACACGTCTTGCGTAGTTAACACGGATAGTCCAGTTGATAACAGTTGGGTCATTCTCGTCTTGACTACCCCATTTAGAAAGTAATTCATCTTTACCAATTTCTTGTTCTTTGCCGATGTTGACGGTGATCACTGTCCCATTGAAGTTTACTGTGACTGGCTTGCCACTTTCGACCTTGTCTGTCCAAGTAGCGTCCATTTTAAGACTCATTTGCTTGTTAAGCGGATGAGATGCAAAGTAGTTGTTAAATACAGTAGTCACAGTATTGCTTGCTGTGTCTGTAGTAGCTTTACCAACAACTTGCTTGTCAGGATTGTAAACATCAAAGTCAAAGTTAGTTTGAAATTTCACCTCTTCAGGTAAAGTGAACTTAACCTTATCCCCTTCATTGATAGCCATATCGTCAGGGAATTTTACATCCTTGTATTCCACTGTGAAGCCTTGGTATTTACCAGTTCCATTTGATTGATCAACGACAACATCTGGATTAGTTACTTTAATTTCGTTGTCTTCTTTGACAAATTCAGTAGGCTGTTTAGGCGTTTCTGCGACTGGTTGTGCTACTGTTTCCGTTACTGGTATTTCTGCCACTGGTTGAGTTTCAACGGTTGGTGTGCTTGTTACTGGTGTTTCTGCAATCGGTTGAGATTCCACTGGTGCTGGTGGAGTAAATACTGGTGTTTCCGCTACGGGTGCCACTGTTTCAGACGGTGTCACCGTAACGTTGCCGGCATTATCTGCCGTGTATACGTTAGCTACCGCTGGTTGTGTGTCCACCACTGGTTGAGTGGTTTCGTCCGCTGATACTGCCCCAGCACCGATAAGCAATGCTATAGCAATCGCTAGCGTGCCACAAAGACCGAATGCTTTAGTCTTAACGTAAGATGGTTTTGCAATTTGTTGTGTAAACATGGTATAATCTCCTTGGTATAATTTTCTTGCATGGGCCCTAACCCATGCTTTTTTAGTGCTCTCAATCCGCACCCATAGCCCACCGTTTCATGTTTTTCAATTTTTTTTAGAAAGGTATGTGTGTGAATATGTGGGTAAAGTTTATATTTTTTGGGGAAAAGTATAAGTTACACTCCACGGTGAGCCGTGGCTACGGATTGAAAGTTATGTTATTTGCTGTATTTCTGTTTAAGTCGTTCTTGTTTTTCCTCTGGGGTTTCAGCCCATTCAAAGAACGGCTCTGGTTGCTTGGGTTTCTTTCTGTTTAGCAATTTCTTTAGTAGTTTCATGAGTTACCCCACTAACTGATCCAATGGCAAGCCATGGTCAGCGTTGAATCGCTCAGCTTTAGCTGTGTATGATTCCCATTGTGGAACCTCAAACACTTCTACTTGTTCTTGTTTTTTAGACCAAATCCAGTTGATAAGTTTTTTCATTTTTAATTTCCTTTCTGTTTTCCTAACCGCACTAGTGAGCTAGAGGTGTTTTTCTAAATGTCCAAAATATCGTGTATTCTGCACGTAGCGACGAAATCGATTGCTACGTCTTGAAACAGATCTTTACATTTATCGTCTGATGTGTCTGGTTTGCTGCAAACATCTCTGTACATCAGACATTTTGTATCAATGTCATCTAGTTCGCTCTTTGCTTTTTTTGAAACATCCAACGTCTGATTGATGTAGAGGATTAACTCCGTAATGTTGTCGAGAGCAGGGATGCCACCTTCCATCTTGTGGAAGTCTTTGTCAAATTGGATAGCGCACGCTACCAACCTCTTGGTGTAATGATTGTTTTTCATGTTTTGCTCCTTGATGTTATTTAAATCTATTTCTGGTTTTCCATTCTATGAAGGATTTAAAACCTTCGTAGTTGATGAAAACTAGTTTATGTGTCGGGTTGAATACGTAGTCCCGAAAATCTTTGTTATCCCTCATTTCTCTAATGAGGTTCTTTGCCATCGACTTCCCTAGACCTTCCCACCGTTGCATGAGGTGGTCGTAATCTCCCCACTCAGCCGTTTCATTGATTCCGACCGCTTTGTAGGTTATTTTCATTTGTTTAAGCTCCTTTCTGATCTAAATTGTTAAGCGTTCTTGATTAAGAAACTTGTTGACGAAATACTGTTGGCCCTTACCAGTAACCTTAGTTGTCGTGTTGGTAGTTGTGTGCCCGTCAGCGTGATTAATATTTGTCTTTTTCAACTCAAACAGTTCTAAATCCATGCTCTTTTGCGTTGGTTGATTCCAAGAATCCCCACGGCGACTGATTAGATAGCCGTTAGAGCGTAGCCACTGAAAGAGTTTGTTTTGACCAATATCAATACCGTTCTGTTTCAGGATTTTAGCCAGCTCACCAATTAGACAAGATGACTTGCTAGCACTCACTGCATCAGCAAACAGCACCTTAGGACGGTCAGCTTCAATCTGTGCTTCTAGCTTATGGACTTTCTTATCAGCCATGAGCAATGCCCTAGCCATGATTTTTTCTGGACTATTGAAGTCTTTTTCAACTTGGATGAAGTAAGTTCGGACTTCCTTACCTTTGTCTGTTCGCTGAATCATTGCGATTTCTTTCGCCATGTCCAACTTTAAGACGTGGTCAACTTTGTTGTGTCCACCTCGTCCTGTTTGCTGCTCATTTTTGAGAAGCAAAAAATCTTGATTTTCTGTGAAGCCATAGTCAATCATTCGATTGAACCAGTCGGCATATTTTGTTTTGACTCCCAAAGCTTCGTGTAACTGTCTACCAGAAACAACTGGCTCGTGATTTTCGTTTAAAGTTACGTTGATTAATTCGTTCATTGTTAATTCCTTTCTAAATTTGATTTCCACACCACGCGCAATCCGATATAATAATTTCAGAAAGGGGGTGATTATATGGATAATTTAACGAATGACGCAAAATATCTTTTAATCTCAATGTATGCAAGATATCTTGAAAGACGCAAAGATGAAAATTCTAAAAAGGAAGCCAGAAATTTTCAAGGCATTGATTTTATCAAAGAAAACATTATGCCCGAATGGTCTGAAGAAGATATTCTTGATACTTGTTTTGAGTTAAAACGTCATGGTTATCTTAGCGGTCAAGCTGGCAATAATACTCTTTATCGCATCTGTCTTACGACCGAAGCCGTTGCAGCACTTGAACTAAAATTTAAAGAACCTACTCTCAAAGAGAGAATTGAAAGTGTTCTTGACTTTGCAGCTAAGATTAAATCCGTTATTCCTTTTGCTTAGCTTTGTCAGCTAATGCTTTTTCTTTTAAAACATTAAGACCGAATGGATCTTCTTTGATTTCCAAGCAAGTTTTTTCAATCTGTTCAGCTTGGTTGATAAGTATTTCACGGTCTTTGTTTCTTGCCTTGAGTTCTGTGTCGATAGACTCAAGGCTTTTTGCGATGCGTTCTAATATTTCGTTCACTGTTTTCTCCTTTCATAATTTTAATTATTTTGTTCAAGTTCTTGAACTTCATAGTTAAAAAAATATTCAACAATCTCATCTTTTGAGATTTCTAATAATCTAGCCGCCTTCACAATTTCGTCTTGTCGCCACTTTGCTTTCCCGTTGATTTTAAATGAAATCGTTGTCGGAGTTAAGCCGATAGCTTTTGCGAAAACTTCTTGTTTTCCGTATTTTTCTCTGATACGACCTTTTAATTTAGCATAGTCAAATCTCATTGAGTTCTCCTTTCTAAGTTCAATCTCTTGAACTTTATGGTTTTATTTTAATCCTTCTCTTTTTGTTTGTCAATAGTTTTTGTTCAATTTTTTGAACTTTTTTTAGATTTATCTTGAACTTTTTTATTTTCTACTATATAATAAAGCCATAAAGGAAAAAGGTAAAGAATATGAAAAATACTACTGCTGCACGCTTGCAACAAGTTATGAGCGAACGAAATTTAAAACAAGTTGACGTAATTTCCCTTTCAAAAGTGCATCAAAAGGAGCTGGGCGTTAAACTTGGAAAGAGTGCTTTGTCTCAATACATCAACGGAAAATCAACACCAGACCAAGAAAAGTTAGTGCTGCTTGCTAGAACGTTGGGGGTATCTGAAGCCTGGCTCATGGGGTACGATGTCCCTATGACGAAAGAACAACCACAACCAACCAACGCCCACGATATCGACAACATCATCGACAACGCCATGATGTTCGACGGTAAACCGCTGACCGAGGACGATAAGCGTGCCATTCGTGGCATAATTGCCGGCTATATGAGTAGTAAGGAAAAGTGAGGTTTATGACTGAAAAAGAATTGCTTGAGCAGTTCAATATCTCTATCTGTGAGTTTGATTCTAGTCAGTGGTCCAGAAACGGCTTTATCGACCCGATAAATAGGGTGGTTTATATCAATAAGGATTTGGCCCCAGAAATACGTTTGAAGGTCATTTTACATGAATTGGGACACCTAGAGCACCGTTCTAAAGACTATGAGCGTTTGCGGGAGAAATACGAAGCTCAAGCCAATAGAAATATGATCCACGAGTTACTAGTTGATTATTTAAAATCTACTGATATCTACGATTTTAATTGGGTTCGCTTCGCTGCACAGTATGATATTTCAACGACTTGGGGCGAAGCGATGATACAAGATGAATTTAGGAAAATTCAGCAAACTGTTATTTAAAAAAAGGAGAAAATGAAAATGGATGATGTTAGAAATGTACCTACTTACTTAAAATTCGAAACAACTTTTGGCTGTACTTTTGGTGGGCTTATTTTAGGTTTTATCTTTCCTCCTTTTTGGTTATTAACGTTTGTGGGTATTGCTTTACTGTTCGCACGACTTTTTTGGGAGATAAAACACCCTATGACTAAAGAGCAAAAAGAACAATCAATAATAGAACGAGCAAAAGCGAAAGAGGAATTTCGACAAGCGAAAGAGGAGTTGGGGGATAGCTTACGACAAGCAAGAGCTGTAAAATGCCCTCATTGCAAAAGTACGGACGTTGAATTTATGGTACAGCAAAGAAAAAGTTTCTCGATTGGTAAAGCCGCTGCCGGAACTATTATGACTGGCGGTGTTGGTGCTCTAGCTGGTTTTGCTGGCAAGAAGGGTAAAAAAGAGTGGCACTGCAAGAACTGTGGTGCAGTCTTTGCCACTAAAAAATAAAACAAAAAAGCCCTATAATCTCCCTCGCCAAAGTTAGATTATAGAGCTTGTGCATCACAGAAAAAATCGTGTAAACTGAGAGCAGTCTTACAAGTCTTTTTCTGTACCCATTTTACCAAAAATAAGGAGATGTGACAATGTGGGTAGAAGAATTACCAAACGGGAAATATAAATACTTCGAAAGATACAAGGACACTTACACTGAGAAATGGAAGCGGGTATCTGTTACTCTATCCAGTGGCTCAAATCGAGCAAAGAAAGAAGCACAACGCTTACTTGATGATAAGATAGCTCAGAAGATAGAATCATCCAGCACTACTAATGTATCATTCCATAGTGCCTTCAACGAATGGTGGGAATTTCACCAAAAGCAGATTAAATTAAGTTCAATTAAGAGCCTTGAAGCATCCGTTAAGCGAATATCTGACACTATTGAACAAGGAACAATCTTATCAAATATCAATGTCAGACTTGTCCAATCCTTACTAGACACTGAAGACTGGACAGATTCACAGAAATATCGTGCTAAGACCGTACTAAATACATTCTTCGATTATGCTATGGATCAACAACTTATAACTGATAACCCATCACGAAAAGCACGATTGCCAAAGAAAAAGAATGAACTTGAGAAACAGCAAGCTGCTAAGAATAAATACTTAGAACCGGACGAATACAGTCGCTTATTGAAAGAACTCTATCGGAAAGATATAACACTGAGATATGCTCTAGCGTGTGAGTTTATGCTTTTGAATGGTTGCCGAATCGGTGAGTTGGCTGGGTTAACTGTTTCAGATTACCACAAAGAGACACGTTCTTTGGATATACACACCTCTTTCAACAGATACATTCCAGAGAATGAAGGAACGAAAACAGTCGCTAGTTATCGAACTACCTACCTCACTAATCGAGAAATGGAAATCATTGACCAGATACTAGAGTTGAAAGAGTTAAGCGAATCAACCAACCCAGATTGGTATCATAGCGATAAGATTTTCACGACCAACACTGGCAAACCTATCCATAGCACAATCCTAAGTGCATCACTCCAACGAGCTAACACCAGACTGAAAACACCTATCGACAAGCATCTATCCCCTCACATCTTTAGACACACCACAATAAGCATACTAGCTGAAAACAATGTGCCACTAAAAACTATCATGGATAGGGTTGGTCATGCCGATTCAGAAGTCACTACTAGCATCTATACCCATGTCACACGAAACATGAAAGACCAAGCGGTCAATATTTTGGATAATATCATTACGAATAATCTTGCCCCCTCTTTGCCCCTCGGATAGAAAAAAGAACCCTAGGTTTAACCTAGAGCCCTCAGAAACGTTGTTAAATCAACGTTTTATTTTTTCAAGTTGTAGAATGATTTCAAACCACGGTATTCTGTTAGTG